AGGGCGGAACTGTGAAAGCAAAAGACGGTAAGTTTATGTGTGCACCGCGCAAATTAGAAGCTGGCGCAATGAAAATGCCGAAAAGAAATGGACGTAAAAGAGGAGCTTGAACAGTGGATTGTTGAGGAGCTTAGTGTTCCTGACCCAGATTTAAACAACATCTGGCCCTGTCCATACGCAAAAAAGGCTTGGTTCGAGAACCAAGTAAAGGTAATTGAAACAGAAGATAACTTCTGGGACGTTGTAAATGAAGAGGTTGATAGTTTTAATGACGACCATCAGGTTGTCATTGTGGCACAGCAAGAACCGTTTTGTGAGTATGAGGATCTTGAAGTGTCATGTATGGCACTAAACAAATGGTTTGCGCAAAAGGGGATGAACATCTGGCTGTTGTCGTTTCAACACGACATAACTATGGTGTTTATACAACGGTTGTCAAAACTTGATGATGCAAGTGCAAAGCTGCTGAAAAAAGGTTACTATGACAACTATGATGATGATGACTTTGACAACCTAATAGCCGAGCGTTCGGCAAGGAGATTATACGATGCCAGGAATGATGCGTGGAAAAAAGAAGCCTATGAGAATGATGCGTGGTGGTGCAGCTAAAAAGAAGATGATGCGTGGCGGCAGCATGATGAAAAAACCAATGAAGATGAAGCGCGGCGGATCGGCTAAGAAGTAAATGGCAACTTCAGGTTCAACAGACTTCGACCTCGACGTAGCTGAGATAATCGAAGAAGCATATGAGCGGTGCGGACTTGAGGTCCGCACCGGATATGATGCCAAGACAGCACGTCGTTCTATGAACCTGATGTTTGCTGACTGGGCTAATCGTGGCCTCAACTTGTGGACAGTAAAACAGGCAACTCAAGCTTTAACACAGGGCACCGCTACTTATACTCTTGACGCTAATCACACAGATATTCTTGAAGTGTCTTTACGTCGTAGCGGAGTAGACCAAGAACTTACACGAATGTCTCGTGGTGAGTATTTGGGTATACCTAACAAAACAACTCAGGGTAAGCCTAGTCAGTTTTATTACAACAGACAGAGTGCCCCGCAGATTACTTTGTGGGCCACCCCAGAAAACTCAACCGACACGCTTGTGTATTACTATGTAAAGCGGATTGAAGACGTAGATACATTAGCTAATACAACCGATACTCCGTTTCGGTTCTTGCCGTGCATGGTTGCAGGATTGGCGTATTACTTGTCAATTAAAAGAGCACCAGAGCGGGTGCAGCTTCTAAAATCTGTGTATGAAGAAGAGTTCCAACGTGCAGCGGATGAGGACGAAGATAGAGTACCGTTGAAGTTACAGCCTAGTATTTCTTATCTTCGGGTAAACTAATGGCTAGATATGCATCTGGGAAATATGCTTACGGTATATCAGACCGTTCTGGTTTTCGTTATCGTCTTGCTGACATGATAACAGAATGGAACGGTCTTAAAGTTGGTCCAGATGAGTACGAGCCAAAGCATCCACAGTTAGAACCTATATCCCCTGGTTCAGACCCACAGGCACTTTTTGAACCTAGACCAGACACAAGTACAGAGGTGGCTGGTCAAAGACTTTTAATAAAGAATCCATTTCAATCAGGTTCTTCGGGTTCTGCGGTAATTACAGTGTTTGAACCTTCTCATGGTCGCAGCACATCAGATGCTGTTGTTTTTCGTAAAGTGGAGGCGTTTGATGGATTTTCAGAATCTAGTCTTGAAAAAGCTACAGGGTATACAATCACGGTTGTCGATGCTAATTCGTACACAATCACCATCACCGGAGGTGAAACAGCGACAATCGGTAACGCACGAGGCGGCGGTGACAATGCGACCTCTGGGCCGGGGACAGCAACACCATCAACAGCATCGACCTTTGATGCAACAAATGTTACACTCGATTCGGCAACTAAGACTTTTGACGAGGGCTAAATGGCTAAACAAACAGTAGGAATCGGATCAAGCGCAAATGATGGCACAGGTGATACTCTTCGTGCCGGGGCCGATAAGATAAATGACAACTTCAACGAAATATACAATGCGTTGGGTAACGGCACAGCTTTAACTGATATCATCGATACAAATGGTCTTTTTAATGTTAGTTCTGGTGCAAACAAAATTGTTTTTTATTACGCTGCTTTAGCTGATTTACCAAGCGCATCAACCTATCATGGGGCTGTGGCTCATGTTCACGCTACAGGTGGTTTGTATTTTGCTCACGGTGGCAATTGGATACGGCTTAATGATGAAGTTAGCGGTCCTACAACTAAGTACACAACGACAGCAGCTACAGGATCTGCCTATACCTTTTCTGGTCCAGGTGCTACTGCTGGTAACAACCCTAACTTTACCTTTTACAAAGGTCATACTTACTTAATCGACAACACCTCTTATGTCAGCAGTCATCCTTTGCAGATACGAACATCTGATGGCGGCTCTGCTTTTACAACAGGAGTTACAGACAACTTTAACAGCACTACCGGGCTAACTCAGTTTATTGTGCCACATGAACCTAGTGACACTTCGTTGGTGTATCAGTGCACTGTTCACAGCAGCATGGTTGGAAACATAACAATAGTATAGTGAGCAGGTAACATGTCATTTACATACGCACAACTCAAACAAGCTATCCAAGATTTTGCAGAAAACACTGAAACATCTTTTGTTACAAATCTACCTGTGTTCATTCGTGGCGCAGAAGATCGTATCTTTACACTTGTTGACCTTGAGTTGTTCCGTAAAAACGCTACGTCTGCTTTAACAAATGCTGACCCTTTTTTGTCTGTGCCATCAGACTATCTTGCACCGTTTTCTTTGCAAATAACAACGGCGTCAAACAAAGTATTTCTAGACTTTAAAGATGTGAATTTTGTCCAGCAGTATTCTATAGACACAGGCGCGAATGCTAGACCAAAATACTACAGCATTTATGACGTAGATAATTTTGTTGTCAGTCCCACCCCAGACAGCAACTACACAGTAGAGCTTCATTACTACTATAGACCTGCCAGTATCACTGCTGGCGCAGATTCTGCAACATCGTGGTTGAGCGACAATGCCCCTAACGCTCTTCTTTACGGCTCACTTGTGGAAGCGTATACTTACATGAAAGGTGAGCAGGATATGATGCAACTGTACGAACAAAGGTTCGCGCAGGAGATTCAGCGTTTGAAGGATTTGGCAGAAGCCAGAGAAAACTCAGATGCGAATCGTAGGGGCTTACCTAATAGGCCAAGGACTTAGGAGTAACAAATGGCAACAAGTAACGCAGCGACCACTTACCTTGAGAATAAAATACTTAGTTTTATTTTCAAGAACAATGCTGGTTCATTCTCGACCCCAGGTGACAGCATATATGTTGGCTTGGCAACAGCAGTTTCTGACGCGGAGGCTGGTTCTTTAACTGAGGCTACCTTTGGGTCTTACGCAAGACAACAGGTTACAGCGGCAAACTGGACATTAGCTTCTGCTAGTACAAATCAACAGACAGTTGTAAATGCAGCAAACATTGAGTTTCCAGCATCAAGTGGAACTAGTAACACCGTAACTCATGCATTTCTTGTAGATGCAGCATCGAGCGGTAACATCCTGTTTGTCGGTGCGCTGGACGCAAGCAAGACCATTGCTACGGGGGATATCTTCCGTATCAACGCTGGGAATCTTACAATAGAGTTGAAGTAATGGCTCTTGTTCTGAAAGACCGAATTAAAGAGACTACGACCACCACTGGCACAGGCACCTATACGCTTGCTGGTGCGTTAACTGGTTTTGAGGCTTTCAGTCAGATAGGTAATTCAAATACTACATACTACTGTTGCACAGACGGAACTGACTTTGAAATAGGTATTGGCACCTACACTGCATCTGGTACAACCTTGGCCCGTACCACAATATTGCAGTCTAGCAACTCCGATGCCGCTGTTAACTGGACATCAGGCACTCGCACTATCTTCTGCACGTTGCCAGCAGAAAAGATGATATTTAACAACGCGAGTAATGTAGCGCAGAATTTTACAGAGCAAGACCCGAATGCGTTGGCATTCGCAATAGCATTGGGATAGAAAAATGGCTAACGCATTTAAAACATTTACAGACACCGCAGTAGGGACATCCAACGCAGATGTTTATACCTGCCCCAGCGCAACAGAGACAACAATCATCGGCTTAAACATTGCCAACATATTGACAGTTTCAATCACGGTAAATGTACAGCTAATCAATAATGATGGCGACAATGTGCATATTGTAAAGTCAGCTATTGTCCCTGTTGGCTCGTCACTGGTAGCGGTTGGCGGCGATCAAAAAATTGTTATGAATGCTTCTGATATTTTGAGGATAACAGCAAGTCAAGCATCAGCGGCAGACGTTACACTGTCTGTACTGGAGATTACATAATGGCATTAAGTACAATAGGCGCAAATCAAATAGCTTCATTACCCACTGGTTCAGTAGACACTGCACAACTAGCTTCTAATGCTGTAACAGACGCTAAATTAGCAAGTGGTGCAATCACTTCTGCGGCCATGCCCACTGGCTCTGTTATACAAGTTGTGCAGAGTACTAGCACCACTCAATATAATATTGCCGCAGCAGATACATTTGAAGATACAGGTTATTCAGTTACAATTACACCTAATTCATCTAGCAATAAAATTTTAATAACTTTTAGTGCTTTTGGAATTTTGTTGAACCCTAGCCACATTGGTGTTCAGTTACTAAGAGGGTCAACTGTTGTTGCTTTAAACGAAGGATATGCAACTAATTCAAGCCATTGGACTACGCCTAACTATGGTTTTTCATATTTAGATAGTCCATCTACAACCTCTGCTACAACTTATAAAATTCAAGCTAGAGCAGACACCAGAACATCTAATGCGGAAATGAGATTTCTTTATCAACACAGTAATATTCCAGGCGACCCAAATATGAGTTTGATTGCACAGGAAATAGTTGGATAATGGCTTACATCGGCGCACAACCAAATAAAACACTGACAAAAACAACAAGTCAGTCTTTCAACGGCACAGGTTCGGCGACTGCGTTTACACTTAACCGCGCCGTGAACACTGGTGAGGAGCTTGAGGTATTCGTTGACAACGTGCAGCAGGAGCCTGGATCTGGTAAATCATACACAGCCACAGGAACTACCCTGACGTTTGACGAAGCCCCGCCATTAGGCACAGGTAACGTGTACGTTATCTATCGTGGTCAGGCAGAAGTAACAACACGGCTAGAAGCACCAGACCTTTCTATTACAACTGCGAAGCTGGCGGACAGTGCTGTTGCTACAGCAAAGATAGATGATAATGCTGTAACGTCAGCTAAAATATTTAGCGGCTTTTTCAATGGCATTTCGCATCTTGATATTTGGCACATGGATACTGCGGAAGTTATTGGTACTTCTTCTGAATTTTTAGCCCATTGGTCTTCCATGAATGGTGACAAAAATTTTAGCCGCATTGGTACGGCAATGACCGCTACATCTCAAACATATTTTACTTTTCCTGTAACTGGCACATGGCGAGTTGTTTCTGATTTGGCGATTTGGGCGGGTCAAGATATTCGTTACTTCCAGCACGAAATTAGACTTAGCACAGATAGCGGAAGTAACTATGACCAGTACGATTTATATGACCAAATAGCTTACTTAGCAAGCGGAACTAGCTACAACCAATCATATCGAGAGCGTTTTATAAATGTGACTGACGCTAGTACTTTTAGAGTCGGTATTGCGTGTAACGCCCCTGCAAACGTAAATGTACAGGGTAACAACACAACATCGAAACACCTTTCTCGCGTAACATTTATGCGTATTGGTGATGCACAGTAGGAGTTTGAAATGCCATTAAGCAAAATACAAGCTCAAAGCATGAACCTTGCTGATACCTTTGCGTTTACTGGTACTGTGTCTGGGGTTGGTGGAATTGTACCATTAACTACAGTCACAGCAGGCAGTTCAACAACAGACCTTGATTGGACGGGTGCTTCTTCTACTTATGATAATTATTTAGTTTTTTATCATATTAAACCCACCGCTGACGCAGACATAAGAATGAGGTTTTTTAACAGTTCTAATTCAATAGTTAGCTCTAGTAGTTACGGTTATGGTACTACCAATGAAGCGTCTAGTAACAATGCAAATTCAAATGCGACTTCAGCCATATCATTACGAGTTAATCATGGTGGTGCGGGTACTAATGAAGATATGACAGGTTGGTTCTATTTTATTAACCCAAAAATTAGCACCAAAAGAACAGGTGTGACTATTTGGTACAATGGAGAGAATACTAGCGGAAATCATATCGCAGGGATGACTCTTGGGGCTTTTACCTCAGAGACTGAACAGAATGGATTTAGAATATATGTTGCTAGTGGCAATTTGGATGGGTCAACAGCCCAAATTTACGGAATAGTAAAGCCGTAGGAGTAATGAATGGCATACATAGGCATAGACCCAAATGTAGGCGACATAACCTTTCAAAGATTTACTGGCAACGGAAATGACACAGCGTTTACGTTAGCGCAAAGTGTTGTTAGCGGTGAGGCATTAATTGTAACAATTGGTAACGTGGTGCAAGAGCCGGGGATAGGCAAAGCATATACCGCGCAAGGAACAACTCTTACCTTCTCTGCTGCGCCAGCTAACGGTGATGTAATTACCGTGCGTTTTTTTGGTCGTGCCGTAGACCAGCCTACCAGCTTTGCAATGCAGTTGTTTAAATATACAGCAACAGCAAGTCAGACCGCATTTACAGGTGCGGACGCTAATGGTGCGATACTGGCCTTCTCTGGTAACGATGTAGACGTATATCTAAACGGCGTACATCTCGACAGCACAGACTTTACCCCCAGTAACGGGGATACAATTACACTAGCATCTGGTGCGGCTGTTAATGATGAGTTAGTCATCCGCGCTTTTCGTGCTTTTACTGTGACAGATACAGTCAGCAAGTCCAGTGGCGGCACATTTGCGGGTGAGATTACGGCAACACAGTTTCAAACTACAAACACCACAGTTGACACGGCTGTGTTCCGCACTAATGGACAAAGTGTAAGTGAGAACACTACAATAGCATCAACTAAAAACGCATTGGCGATTGGTCCGTTGACTATAAGCTCATCAACTGCGATTACCGTAAATGGTAATCTGACAATACTGTGAGGCACAAATGGCTTCTATACTAAATGTAGACCAGATAAGAACTGCGGCAGGTACAAGTGCTATAACAATTAATAGCAGTGGTCTTGTTATACCTAAAGCTGTAGCCTTTCAAGTAAATGCTACTGATACAGACCAAAGTTATACAGCATCAGCCTTTGCGAAGATAACATGGGAAAATGTGGTGCTTGATACTGGTAGTTATTGGGATTCATCTAATCATAGATACACGCCACAGGTTGCGGGTTGGTATTTATTCGGCGGCACAGTCAGAATATCAAATAGCACTGTAACTCTTGTTGCCTTTAATATAAGAAAAAACGGTGCGGGAGATGAAACGGCCTTGATGAACCAGTTTCAAACTGCATCAGATACTTTTACAAATGGTGAATATCCCATGCCCACAGGCTTGCTACAGATGAACGGTTCATCTGATTATGTAGAGGCATATTTTCAATCTGAAGAAAATTGCACTATTCATGACTCCTCAAATAGGCAGTCAATTTTCTGGGGACATCTTGTTCACGCAACTTAGAGAAAACAATGTCAACATTATTTGTAGATACAATAAATGAGAAGACCACAAACAACGGGGTGTATATTCCGGGGCATGTGGTGCAAGTAAAAACTGCAACAAAAACGGATACTCAAAGCACAACTTCAAATTCATTCACAGATATTTCGGGGCTATCAGTTAGTATTACTCCGTCATCTACAAACAGTAAAATATTAGTTCTTTGTACGGTTTGCATATCCTCAACTTTTTATTGGTGTCCAGTTCGTGTACTGCGTGATAGCACACAAATAAATGCACCTGACGCTGCTGGCAGTCATAGGAAATTGGCAAACGGTGTTCAAACGAATACTTCTGCGGGCGCATATATGTTACTGACTGTTCCTATTACTGTGTTAGACAGTCCTTCAAGCACCTCTGCTTTGACATATAAGGCGCAGTATGCCGTTTTGAGTACAAGTGGGTCATACACAGCTTGGATTAACAAAACGAATCGTGATGAAGACAATTCAGCAGGGGGCTATGATCCAAGGGGTTCTTCTAGTATTACAGTTTTAGAGGTTGGCTCATGACCAGCATATTAAAAGTCTCCGAAATCCAAGACCCAACGAACTCGAACAGTGCGCTAACGATTAATAGCGATGGTTATGTCATTGCTACAAAAAAACCGTATGTGCTTGCAGATATGTCTCAAACTGCTGGCACTAATGCGTATGTTACTGTTTCGGGTGATGCCGCAATTCCTTTTGGAACAGTGGTAGAGGGCGACAGTTCTCTTTTAAACACCAGCACATATAAATTTCAATGTCCTGTGGATGGAATTTATGCACTTGCTTATTGCACACATTCTAATGCAACAGGTTCATCTCATTATGTAATGAGAAACACAGATATACTTTCTTCACAATATGAAGCCGCCGCAGGTACATTAGACCATACGACTATTGTTCGGTGCAGTGCTGGTGATGAGCTGTGGTTAAAACAATATAGTGGGGGTAAGGCTTACTATAATGGCGGAGGTGCAAACTTAACAAATGGTAATCAGCGGTACACTTTTGCATCATTTTCGTTGATAGGTTAAATCATGGCAACAGTATCAGAAGCAATTCAAGCATTAGACTCAAGCCGTCAGTTCGTACTATACGGTGAGCCTACAGACGCGATTAGTTTTAATGCAGCCTTTCGCCTTGTAGTTGGCGTAGATGAGAATGGTTCAGCTATACTATCTGATGACTCAGATGATTGGGAAAAGGCAGGAATAACATGGGGCACAGTAAAAACAAA